ATATTTTCAGGGAATACATTGTAATCATATGATTCTCCACCTGTTCCACATACAATAATAGGAATCTCTTTATTTCTTACTCTTTTCACAACTAAACTCTTACAATGATCATGACCGCAAATATAAGCATCCATATCTGTATCTCTACTTAATTCAGTTAAGTAACTTTCTAATTCAGGAAACTCAGCATTACCATGACCGGCTACACTTCTCCATGTATGATGTCCTACAACTATTTTCCATTTCTTGTTACTACTCTTTATCTTTTCTTTCATACTTCTTTTTTGTTCTCTTATACTTTCTTTACTTAATCTATCAAAATTAGTGTCTAAAGCAAATATCTCTATATTACCTTTGCTTTCTCTGCCATTATAGCCATAACTGTAATATTGACTTGGCATACGCCATTTTAATCCCTTTTCAACTGAATAAGTATGATAATCTAATTGTGATTGAGAATTATCTAATAGTTTTTTAATACTATCTATTTTATAATCATATCCATAATCATGATTTCCTAAGATCATATACCATGGTATTTTATTTGGTAAATTACTGTATGGTCTTTCAAACTTTGTTATGAATTGTGAATCTTTAATATTTTTACATCCGCTTGGATAAATATTATCTCCTAATCCTGTTACAAATGATATTTTATATTGATTCATAAGAGATTCCATAAGTTTTGATACTTTTTTTTGATCTTTTCCTCCTTTACCCATATCACCAATACATATAATCTTCATTAACTAATATAATCTTAGATTAAAATATAATAATATAATATTATGAAAAAGACTATAAAAAATTGTTGTAGAAGTAATAATAAAGATAAATCTTGTATAAGAAAATCTGATAAGAAAATTTTTAAACTCCCTAGAAGATTCTCTAAAAAGAAATGTAAAAATCCAAAGGGTTTTACTATGCGTAGTAGTTGCGCGCCCTACAAGGATTGCTTTGATAAGAAAAAGAAAACAAAAAAGAGATCTTTCAAAGGTGGTCTTACATATAAAAAGAATATTATGGGTAAAACTTTAAAAGTTTGTTCAACAGATCCTATGACAGGTTATTATCGCAATGGTTATTGTATGACTGGTGAAGATGATTTAGGAACTCATACTGTTTGTGCGAAGATGAATAAAAGGTTTTTAAATTATACAAAAAAGAAAGGAAATGATTTATCTTCAGTTGTAAAACCTGGAGATAATTGGTGTTTGTGTGAGTATAGATGGAATGAAGCTTACAAAGATGGTAAAGCTCCAAGGGTCATTAAATCAGCAACTAACATGAGAACAAAAAAGAATATCGTAAAAAATATAATGAAAGGAGGTAAACAAAGATTTTTATATAATCCTAATAATCCTAAGAAATCATTTGATGTATATGTTGACAAAAATCCGAAAGATACAATTCCGATAAAATATAAATCTTTAAAAGATGTAAAAAATACAATTGCAAAACTTGAAAAACTTTATAAAAGTAATAAATATTCACATAAAAGAATATGGCAAGTGGGTATGATAATGATGGTGCGTTTAAGAGTCATTAAAGATAAGAAATCTAAACAATTCTCATTAGCTAAAAAATATTTTGAGTTTTTAGGAAAGAGATCTAAACTAAAAGATGATAAACAACGAAAAAATCTCACTTTCTCTCAATTTTAAGTATTTAACAATTAATTATCATATATATAATATATTCATTATAATAGCAATAATATATTAATAATAAACTATGGGAATACCAGTCCTTTTTAAAAATCTCCTTGATAATTATGATGATCTTTTAATAAACGCAATAACTTCTGAAAGAATAAATCATAATCTTTATTTAGATTTGAATTGTGCTATTCATCCTTGTTGTAGAGGAGAGAGTGATGAAGGTGTTATGATTGAAAAGATTGTGAAAAAGATTATAGAACTAGAAAATATAGTAAAACCTCAAAAAGAAATCTTTATAGCGATTGATGGTGTATGTCCTAAAGCGAAAATGATTCAACAACGTTCAAGAAGACACAAAAGTATTCTTGAAAATAAACCGTGGGACACAAATATGATCAGTCCTGGAACTCCATTTATGAAAAAGCTTAGTATAGTTTTAAAGAAAATTTTTACAGATAAGAAATATATAATCTCTGACTCCGAAGAGCACGGTGAAGGGGAACATAAGATCCTTCAAAGAATAAAGAATACCGATGATAATATGAACTCAGTTATCTATGGTCTAGATGCTGATTTAATAATGCTTTCACTCGTTTCTCATAAAGCGAACATCTTCTTACTTAGAGAACGGACCGAATACAATATTGAAAATATACCTGTTAATGGTGAATATATTTATATGAATATTGATTCACTTAAGGATGATATATGTAAGAGCATACCTAATATTCCTAAATCTGTGGCAATAGATGATTATATATTTATTACTTTCTTTCTAGGAAATGATTTCATCAAGAATAGTCCCTCACTTAATCTAAGATATGATGGATTAAATACATTGATATCTCTTTATAATTCTGTACAAAAAGACTATAGATACAAATTTCAAATAATTAATCGTTCTACAAAAGATCTCATCAATTATGAATACTTAAAACGATTTATTGAAAAATGTTCTTTGAATGAAACCGAAAGAATGTTTCAAATATTCAATATACGAAAAAAACAAAGTAATCGGTGTAAAGCGATTTTATCTGCAATAATAGATAAAAATGAATCAGATGAATACAAAGAATATAATAAACCTATTTTGAATATTAATTATGAGTATCATATTTTTAGAGATAAGAATTGGGTAAAAAGATACAATGAATATTTAGAATGTGATAAAAATATTCATTTGCCAAAAGAATATATAAAATCTTTACTATGGACAACTCATTATTATTTCAATGAATGTATTGATTGGAACTATGCTTATGATTTTAGTCATAGTCCCACACTAAAAGATGTTAAGGATACTATATTACATAATGATAAAATAGTAGTAGAGAAAAATGATAAGATACCTAGTTCTAAAGAACAATTATTATTTATTATGCCCAAAGAAACTTTAAAATCTTTGGGTATAAAAGATAATTATAATTTCATACCTAGAGAAGAGAAATATTTATTAAAAAGATACGGATGGGAGATACATTAAATAAAATATATTAACGCTAATAGCTCTTTCGTATAGTTCTACATTTTAAAGGAGAACCATTATGACTTTCACATACTTTAGTTTCGCTATATCCTGACATATTTGTTTTGATATTATCGTGTCTTAATGCTTTAGGAGTTAAATGAAATGTTCTTTTATTCATTGGTTTTCTTATACTCTGCATATTTCGTAATAAACTTAAAGGAAGTTTCATCTTCCCACACTTATTACACCTGCCTTTACTACATTTTCCTCTACTGAGTTTACTTTTATTCATAAAACCACTTGCTCCACAACTTTCACATCTTTTTTTCTTTTTCTTAGAAGAGGCAATTGATGGATGAAGTGCAGATTGTAATTCATCTTCTTTTAATGAATAATATTCATCGTAGGGTATTTTCGATAACATTAAACCATTAAAAGCATTCTCCATGACATTACCTAGATAGGACGATGCTTCAGCTGGTTCAATATCTAATTTATTTGCAAGTTTAGTTACATATTCATTATATTTTTTGTGAAAATTAGATTGTGCTACATATTTTTCTTTCCTCTCAGTATTCTTCTTTTTATTATTCTTTTTTCTATTCTTATTTGCACGTTTAGGTTTTCTCATACTCCTTGTTCCCCCCATTATATATTATTCTATAAAAAAAATTAAAAACACCCAAAACGTTTACATTTCTTTTTACTCTTATCTTCTGAAAGATTACACCATTCTTGAATAGTATATTTATCAGACATAGATAAATTACATCTCGCACAGATAGGTTTCAAATTAGTTATTTCCAATGTTCCACCTTCAGATTCAGGTTTGTCATGACCTACATGGAAATCAAACACATTAATAATATTCTCACACCAATGAACATAACATTTTTTTTCAAAACTTCTTCCCATAGTTTGTATCCATACTTGTTCTCTAAGTGCTTTAGGGATAGTTGCTTTCTTTGTCATTATATATATATGAATTACTTGTGATTACTTATGAATAATCCTTTAGATTGTTTAAACGTAAAAAAAACTTTATTAAGATTATTAGTTACATTTACTCTTCCATATCTTCTTGTGTGTCCCAAAATCTATCTACTTCTTCTCCGTCTTCTAGTTCCATCATCCTCAAGAACCACATATACTCATTCTTGTTGTCTTTATCATAGTAAGCTATATATACTCGTGCGTATCTTTGCTTGTTCTTCTTCAAAGTGAAGTTTGAGGTCTTTTTCCAGTCTTTGAGCGTTTTGCTCATTTTTACAGGATTTAGATGAACATCCTTTTTTAATGTAGAGCACTCATAAAGACCTTCACTATTCTTCTTAGGCATAGCCTTACCTTTCAGATCCTTGCCCATGAAATCCTTGTATACTTTCTTCATCTGATTCAAAGCTTCTTCCGCATCTTCTTCATCCATCACTGGAAACTTCTTTAAACCTACAATCTTCGCATAGGGTTCTAGAGGATCAAATCTTCTTTCTTTCGGAACTTTCTTCATCTTGATATTGAGCTCTCCAACGACTTCAGACCGATTAAGCATTGATCCACTCAACTCAGTATCAATCTTGTCTATCTGTTTTTCGTAGTCTAAACAGTTCTGTAGAAGATCGTGACAACTAAGATACAGCTTCGTTTTCTTGATCTTCTTCTGTCCCTCTGGAGACCACGATGTGTAATTAAACAAGAACCGACATAACTGATAATGAACATCTGGTCTCTCCATATAGTGTTCGTGAGAGTAGATGACATTGTCAAAATTGCCGATACGCTCATTGATGAATGTGACACTCATCCCTACACAGTGGAAACCAGTGATGAATGTGGGTCTTCCTGGAAACTCTTTAATGCATTCTTCAATCTGCTCAGATGGTTCATTCTTAGGAGGAATGTAAGAACCTACAATACCTATCTGAGATGATGATGCTGTCAAGTCATTCTTCATCTCATCCTCCTTCCTAAAGAGTTGCGTTCCATCGCCATTGATGAGAATCACAAGAGCACTTGGATAGATCTCTAGGATCATCTCCATTATCATGTAATGAGTCAACTTCCTACAAAATCCAGGGACAAAGTTGAAAGAGAACTCATCATCCTTTATCCTGGAGTTTGAGAGCATCTTCAAAGTGTATTCTGTATGAGACAGTAGATCAATCTCATTCCCGATGTCAAACGGTCCAGGTTGTTCCCAAACAACATCGAATCCAAGTTTCACGAAGTCTCTCTGTTTCTTGTTACCCCAGCGCTCAATGAACTCTTTTGGGATCACAGGATTGATCCTCGGATATTCTTGAGGAACTATAGAAAACTCGCAGTCTTTGACTCCGAAGTATTTGTCAGACTTTTTGACTCGGAACTCTTTCTCATTGTCCACAACATAGATACTCTTAAAGAGTTGTTCTGTTTCATGGACAGATGCTTCAGAGCACCATATAGAGAATGGAGTCGCGCTATACATGTAGATCCTCTCTGTGACAGAGTTCATATTCATCTCAATGATATTCTCTCTGTATGGAGGAACGTAAGCATGAGCTTCATCAATGTGTATGATCACATTGCGCTTGATCCTGGGTGAATCTTCAATCTCCTCAAGAAGTTCAATGATGCTCTCATCAAATCTCTTAGGATGTGCACACATGATGATCACTTCAGCTCCAGCTTTCAGATGTTTCTTCACTCTTGGAACAGTCTTGGCGTGTAGAAATCCGTCCTGTTGATCTTTCTTCTTGCTCCTTGAATTGAAGACACAGATCTTCTCTCCAAATTGAGCACGAGCACGTTCAAAGAACTGGAGATTGCTCTTGATGGTGTTCATGGTGATGATGATGTGATAGGATTGCCCATTCGTCCTGATGTTCTCCAAGCAGATGAAAGTCTTACCTTCTTGGGGCTTCCTGATGATCGCGCAGAGATACTTGAACTCTTGGTTAGAAACATCGGACATCTTTATGAGTCCTTAACGTCTGAGACAAAGATTAGAGAGATATAGGGTAGGTGTTCTCAAATGTTAAAGAGAAATGTTGCTACTTCACATAAGGACTTAAAGAATATCAAATTCTAAAGAGCACAATTTTATTTACTGTCCGCCCACCTTAATGCTTTTAATGAAACATTGGTTAGGAAATCTTCAGAGTTAGGGATCATACCATCAGTTAAATAATTCCAATCTACTTTCGCTGTTTCATTATCACTATTCTTATGCATTATTACTCCAGCGGCTATAGTTACTCCTGTTTTAGGATCAAATATATCAACCTCAGTAGAATCTACGGAATATTTTTTTCCGGTTGTTACATCTAACGGATCAAATATATATAAGTTTCTTCCATGACTGTATTTTAATAACTTTCCTTCATTTACTTGACTATCTATATGTAAAAACATTTCATTTCCCTTTTTTTTAAATGTTTCCCACGCGTCTTTAAAGTTTTTTCTACACTTTGGTCCAATACTAGTGTCATTAAATAATTCTTCTAGTTTACTATATAGTTCTTTTAAGTAAGATTCAATTTCAGAAACTCTAATTTTCTTATTTATTGAACTCCATAGATCATCCCAATTGAACTCACCTTTCTCTAATAAACAGCTCTTGCTAGAATATAATCCTCTAAGTCTATCTGATAGATTTTTTAAATCTTGAATTGTTACCAATATAGTCATATCAGACGTTTTTATTTCATAATAGGTAGTTCCATCATTAGTTTTAATTACAGTTATGACCGCACCTCCGTGTAATTCTCTGCGCTTACTCAATCTATTACTACGTTTAGTTAATCTATTACGTTTACTACGTTTAGTTAATCTATTACTACGTTTACTACGTTTACTACGTTTAGTTAATCTATTAATACGTTTACTACGTTTAGTTAATCTATTACTACGTTTACTACGTTTACCACGTTTACTTAATCTATTATTTCTTTTGGTTAATCTATTAATGCGTTTTTTTAAAGAGCTATTCATTTATATATTAATATATAATTTTTTTTGTATTAATATATAATTTTTTTTGTATTAATAGATTTTGAGGATAACTTGGGAATCTTTATCTCAAGAGAACCCTTTCTTAAGAAAATTTGATGTTCTTTAAGTTCTTTGAGAAGGTAGAAAACTACTCTTGAGCATTGGAAACAAACGTAACCTGTGCTAAAGGACTCTTTAACACTTAACTACTACACTTCTACACCCTGGGAGAGCCAGCGCCAGCCCCAGGGATGCGCGCGAACACCCAAACCTTGGCACAGGCTAAGAAGCTCCTCCTGGACTCGGGTACAGTCCTAAAGTCGGGGTTGACACCCATGACCCTCAAGACCTTCCTTCGGACCTACCGGGAGGACATCTGTAGGTACTACAACCTAGAGGACTACGAGCAGGCTTTGAGCAACCTCTACGACAAGGAGGGTGTGGATGCGGTTCTCTGTATGGTGGACACGAAGGAGGACGCCAGTCCGCCCGCTGACAAGAAGTATCCGAAAAAGGCAGGGAGTTACCGGCGTAAGCTCTGGAAACACAAGTTCAGCTACGACAACCCTCTCAACCGCATCATCGCGTTCGCCTCTCTGGAGCACTGCTCACATTCTCCAGAGGACAAGAAGGTTGTGAAGCTCCCCGTGATCGGATCAACCTACTTCTCCTCGATTCGAGGCGCCGGTAAAGATTTGATGAACATCCTTTCTTCTTTAGCCAAGGTGAATGACTACACCCACATGGTCTTGGAGGTGGCAAATGAGCACTCAGGAGAGGGTCACGAGTCCGAGGATGAAGAAGAGTCCGACGAAGATTACTACTCCGATGACTCCTCGGATGACTCCTCGGATGAAGAAGATGAAGAGGTTGACGAGCTGGATGAAGTCATAGAGATTGTGGCGCACGAGTTGTGGAGAAAGACTGTGCGCGTGGACAAAGAGACAAGTGTTCCATACTACAATCTCTCCGAGTCCTACATCGAAGCCGAGCTGTACAATCATCTCTACAACATCCCAAAATCAGATGAAGAAGAAGAGAGGATTGAACTAACACCGCTATTTGACTGCGATGAAGATGGAGAGGAGATAGAACCAAGAGACACTTCGTATGGTGGCTTTTGGTATAGAAGAGGAAAGAAGAGTCAAGAGATGCTCATAGGATTCTATGAGCATATGGGATTTGTAGAGGCACCTGAGGTGCACAAAGAGTGGGGATGCTTCTCAAACATCCCCTATCCCACGATGATGAAGGTATTGTAAGTTTAGGTTTATTAATAAAAGAGAGTTATTTTTATTTTAAGAATGGATGGAATCTTAAACTACTTCGCTCAAGAGTCCTCCTTACTAGATCTAGTACCCAGTTTGCTGACTTAGAACACAATTATAATAATCTATTTTATCTCTCTCCCGCGTATTGTAATCCACATTGTATGTATTCGCACAACTATTGAGAGTATCCTGTGTAACGTAGTTTTGGTCCAAGGCGCTGTCATATTGTTGCTTCAATTGTCTAGCTAAATCATCTATATCATCTGGACCTCCTTCTTGTTCCCCAGGATCAACACCTGTGGCCGGTTGCTGTGTCGGGGACTGTGGCTGTGGCTGTGGCTGTGGCTGTGGCTGTGGCTGTGGCTGTGGCGGTGGAGGTGCTGCGCCCTCAACAACCTTTACCAAAGGATCAAACACAAAATAAGTGAGAACATACATTAATACTGCGAACACAAATGTGTGGAAGATTAAAAGATGATGAGTCTTCTTAAACTTCACAGGGAAATACTTTCTTGCCTTCTCAAACACGATAGGATAGGCAGTAATGTAGTACACAATACCTGCGAACAAAGAAACTTGAACTAAACGATTCGAAAATTCACCTTTCAGAAACATTATTATACATTAGTAAATATTTTTTTTAGAAGGCGAGGATATTTTTATTAATGAAACGTCCATCAATATAATAATAATCATATTTCTTACATTTAGAAACAATGTCCTGCATTTGTTCAGCATTTTTGTAAGTATCAAGTATAATCATCTTAAACTCCACATTTTCAAAGATCTCCCAAACAGGTTTCTTGTATCCATAAAGAAGAACATGAAACTCTTTATCCAAAGCTTTAATTTTTTTAGAAAGTTTATTAGGATTGAAATCTTCATTAAATCTTGTAAAATCCAGGTGAGTTTCAGATTCTAACGAATCGATGGAGTTGCTGTGAATACCTAGAACATTTAATTCAGATTTATGAAATAAACTACTAATAGCATTTTTCACAGGATTAAAATCACCTAGACTTATCTCTTTAGCAGATTCGTGAACTTTATAATCAAAGGTAGATTTTTCAGTATCAATCCTCACAGGTCTATAATCATTACAATTCTTTATAGTCAGAATCTTAACAAAATCATAATAATTTTCGTGTAGTTTGTGGAGTCCTTTCTTAAAGTTTCTTCCTTCATACATTATATCATCCCATTTAAATCCATTAGATTTCCAATATTCTCTAGTATGAAGTAATGTTCCTTCATATATTTTGTATTGACTTTGAGATTTATAAAGATGATCATTATCTTTATCATAACACAAAATATGATCTGAATAAACACAATCCATTTTATTCGTTTCTAAGAACTTTAACTTACGCTTAAGAACATTTGGATTATATGACATATCAAAATCCATATGAAAGATATAATCATGAGATGTTGAACCTACAGCTAGATCTCTCTTAAAACCCATAGGTAATTTCATTGATAATAAGTGATAATTTCTAACAACATTATCATTATCACCCTTAAATGAAATCTTTTGTATATATTTAGCTATATCATCTTGAGACATATGCATATACAAAGTTCTATCCCAGTCTAAAAAATGATCCATCATATTTTCAGGACCATCGTCTAAAACAAGAAGTTCTAAATCATCTTGAGGATAATCAAAACTCATAAAGTTCTCCTTAATAAGAGAGAAATATTCTCTATCATTACGGATAATACAAATTACAGATACTTTTTTACTCATAATAATATATACTATACAAAGGATAATAATTCTTTAAACGGATTATCAAAATCCTATAATCATTTCTTAATATTAATACCACAAAGTTTACTATAAAGATAAATATCTCTTATAATAGTTTCATCTTTACCTGATATTTTTACACCTTCTTTATTTAATTCTTTAATCATTTCACTTTTAGATTTGCTCTTAATATCTTTAATCTTTTTCTGAATATCTTCTACATTCTTTGAATCAACTTTCTTAGGCATAGAAACTAATATATTTTTACGTTTAGGATCTAATTTCTTATAACTTCTACGTTTCAACTTATTTTTAGTGAAACTTTTCTTTATATTGTTCTTTTTCTTAGAAAGAGATTTATTAGGCTGTTGAACTTTCTTTTGTTCTTGAACTTTCTTTTGTTCTTGAACTTTCTTTTGTTCTTGAACTTTTGTTTGTTCTTGAACTTTCTTTTGTTCTTGAACTTGCTTTTGTTCTTGAACTTTCTTTTGTTCTTGAACTTTTTGAGGTTGTGATTTTTTCTGTGGTATAATCTCTAGAGTTTTGTTACTATTATTTCTATTTTTCTTTTTAGAACTTCTTTGTTTACTCTTTACTGAAACATTCTTTTTAAAACTTTTCATTTGATTTAAGAAAGTAGAATAATCTTTAGATGAACCATTATTAGTAGATCCTCTAGTTGTATTGCTACGTTTCAAACCTATCTTCACATTCCCTCCTTTTTGTTGCATTAATTGTTTCGTTAAACTTCTTTTAATTACCATTATTTGGTTATATCTATATATAACAATATAGATTATTATTGTAGGATCTGTGAAGTATTTATCTTACCATCTCTTTTCTTTTGTTGGAAAAGTTTTATTTCGATAACTATTCTATTAATACAGAAATCATCGTCTCTAAAAACATCGATAAGAATATTGTTCACAATTAGATCACTCGGAGGATTATCTTTCATAAGCTCTTTTAATGATTCTTTAACAAAAGTTTTAAGATGTTCTTTTCTTTCAGTATATATTTGTTTAACAACACTCTCTATATTATCATCTTCAATATATTGAAGACTATTCTTCTGTAAATAATCATTATAGTTTTCTTTTACATAGAACTGAATAAGTTCTTTAATATTACGTTCTAAAGTTGTCATATATTTACTACTATTAATAATAGATATTATCTTAAAGTATTTAAACTCATCTGTTTTTCACAAGTTCTTGATAAATAGTATTAAGCTTTTTCTTATTATCATGATCAAAATGATTCATCATTGAACCACTTTTAGCATTACATGTAAAAGGGATAAGAATTATTGGTTCATCTTTAGATGGGGATATTTTACCTCTATGTATTTCTGGTATTCTATTTAAACTGTTTCTTAAATTATCAAATAGATCTTTCAATCTATAGTCACTACAAGCCTTTATTTTTAGCTTACGTTTACCCTTATAGGGTAAATGTTTATACTCATTTCCTACAAGTTGAGTACAATAAAGAGGACAGAATTTATCATAACTATGATCTCCTTCACATTTTTCTATTAGATCTTTTTGAAGGGCGTGATAATCATTAATAGTCTGACAAGAGGCTCCATCGTGGAAAACGTGTATACCTAAATTATTAATATCATCTCCTGGCAAATAAAGTTTCCAACCTTCTCTATAATTTAAATATCCTTTCTTATATAAATCCTCTTCATATAATTTATTTTTTCCAGCATCAGGTGTAGTATAGTCCTTATCTAATCCGTTTCTATGAGGTATTAAAACTTGAAAACCTTCAGGGACCTTTATTTTTTGAGTGCTGAATGATCCGTGACCATTAATTGTAACAAGATTATTTAAGACATCTTTTATTGCACCATTATATTTACCAGATTCTTTTTTCTTCTTAGGAGTTTTAATCTTTCGACAACGATTAGTTTTAGGATTTAACTCTTTCCCAGGAGGACATATTTTTTGAGTTTGAACTTTTAATACAAACTCTTCATCGGATTTCACACTACTCTTAGGATTCTTAATCTTTCTACAACGATTTGTTTTAGGATATAATTCTTTCCCAGGAGGGCATATTTTCTTTGGTTTTGCTTCAGTAGTCGTGTTCTGTTTACTAACTTTTACCTTAGGAG